AAGATTGCTATAATTAATCAAGAAACTATACTCGTTTCATAATGGCACAAACTCCTACCGGCCAACCCACTGCTGACGACTATTTTGATATCAATAAATTTGAAGAACTCCTTGCTCGCCTGGAGTCTTCAAAGGGTCGTCAACAACGCCAAAAGTCTCTTGAAGGTCGCCGCGATATCTTTGCCGGTGGTCTTGCCAGCATGATGTCTAACTTCTGATCGATATGCAAAATCCAGGTCAAAACCAACCATTGGGTCCGGAATTTGACCTGGATAAATATCGCAATCTTTTGGAGCGTCTTCAACAATCTAAACGTAATCAAGAGCGTTTAGACAAAAAACTTCCTTCGCCACAAACGGCGTAATTTGTTATCATGACTAGCAGTGTTCCCGCTGGACAAACTGATATTGATGATTGGTTTGACCTAGACAAATATCGTCAGGCGGCTGGCGTTGCCTACGAATTTTCCAAAAAGAAAATGGAGACTGCTGGTGAGCAAGAACGAGAAACTATTGGCAAGGGAGCAACAGAGCAACGAACTTCTGCAGAACAGTCCCAGCAATTCAAGCAAGCTGATGAAGCGCGGGACTACGGCCAGTCCCAACGAGCTTATCGATATTGAGCTGTTTGATCAGTGGGTAGACAATTTAGATTCTGCTACTCAAGAGAGTTTTCTTGAATTTGCCAAGAAAACGTACTCTGTTATTGAGATTTATTTGTATTCCAGATTTCTTGGTTACAGAGGATCTATTACAGGTTGCAACGCCTGGGTCTTAACTCATTACAAAAAGCCGGATCACCTGCGCGTTCTTCTTAATGAGATTGAGGAGATCCAAGAAGACATGCGTAAGTTGCGTGAAGATATTGAAAATCTTGCTGTCAAGCGTGATGCAGGTGTTGCCAGACTTGCGGCAATGACAAAAGAACTGCGGGGGACCATTAATCAAGTCGAATCCTATACAATTGTCAAAGATCGTAAAGGATTGTTAATGGCTGGTGCTGACCAGGCCATTCGTGAATTACTTGCAGTATTTAAAGATGATCCTATTGAAGGGCCACTGCAAGAAGCATCAATGTCAGTGTGGGCTAAAATGCAATTAAATGAATAGTATCAATGCAACAACAGCAACCACCAACTAATGTTCCTATCCGTTCCGGAATTATTTTTGGTCCTGGCCGTTCCACTCGTTTGCCTGATCCTGGTACGCCTGAGTACAAACAGCTTGTAGATCGCATGCGTAACGTTGCTCAGGGTAATAAATGACAAAGGGCAAGATGCCACCTCAACTGGTGGAGTATTTTGAAAAGAAAGAAGCCAAGAAAGAAGATGGCTCTGACATGAATGATAAGGAAAAGCGCAAAGCAGCTTTAGATAAGGCGCGTAAGTATCAAGAGCAAAAACGCAGTAAAACAAAAGAGTAGGTTAGTATTAACTAACTTACTGGCTATATCGTGCCTGCACATCTTCATCAAGCTTATAGACGCAATGCTCAGGCTGCTGCACAAAAGCATCGCGTTCGTAAGCATGACAATGAAGATCTCTTGGAGCAAGCAAGAGAAGACTTTGGTTTTTTCTGTGATTACGTAGCAGATAAACCACCTGCTAAGCATCATCAGGACTGGCATCGGCACCTGGTAACCAACCAGGACAGCTCTTGTTTACTCAAGGTTGCCGGTCCCAACATTGACTTATTGGCACCCAGGGGATCAGCTAAGTCCACTGTCGCAGGCTTGTTTGCAGCGTGGGCCATTGGTGTGCACACGGCAGCCAAGAGACCATTACAGATTCTTTATCTTTCATACACTGTTGATATTGCGCGATCTAAGTCAGCAACTATCAAAAGACTTATTGAAAGTAAAAAATATCAAGAAGTCTTTCCAACAGTAAAACTACTCAAGAACGTCACGAGTAATGAGTATTGGTCAATTGACCACCGCTTTGCAGGTATTGATATTGCTGGTGAAGAACAGTTTACACTTTGCGCTGCAGGTCTAAAAGGTTCAGTTACCTCAAAACGAAGCCAACTCGTAATTATTGATGACGCCATAAAAAGCTCATCAGATATTTCCAATCCTGACATCAGAAAGATGATGCAGGATAACTGGAACGCGGTTATTGCACCAACCATGTTTGAAGGTGGAAGGGCTATCTGCCTTGGCACCAGATTCAGACACGATGACATCCATGCAACTACTTTCAATTCACAAAATAACTGGACGCAGATTGTTCTTTCTGCTATCCAGAGTGATCCGGAAACAGGAGAAGAAGAATCCTATTGGCCAGAAATGTGGTCTCTTGATTACTTAAAAGAAAAGAAACGGCAAGCACCAATTGCTTTTTCTTTCCAGTACATGAATCAAATCGTCAGGCAGAATGAACTATCTCTTGCGCCTGAACTGATTGTTAAAGCTGAGATTGCAACTGAGTTTGATGCTCTTGGGGTTGGGGTTGACCTCTCCGCTGGTACCAAAGAAAAGAATGATTACACCGTATTTGTTCTCGGCGGACGCCTTGGTGACAAGGTGCATATTATTGATTATCGTCGTATGCGCGTGATGGGCAACTTGGAGAAACTTGACGCACTAAAAGAACTATTGAGTGACTGGTCTATTATTGGACAAGATAGTAACGGTCATCACTTTCCGACCTACAACACGTGTGACATATGGGGAGAAGCTGTTCAGTATCAGGCATCCCTGGAGGCCGACTTCAAACGCATTTGTTTAACTGGAGATGGGCTTTACAATTTAATTTGGCATCCAGTTAAAGGTTTTAGGGCGGATAAACTGGCTCGCTTTAGGGGGATTATGGGTATGTTTGAAGATCGAAAACTTATCTTTAATCGTTACAGAAACTTCACCGCTATGTTTGAAGAACTTACTAATTTTGGTGTTAGTAGTCACGACGATTGTGTCGACGCGCTCGTCTGGCTCGTAAATGGATTAGCAAAGAAAGGTAATCTGCAAGTTGATTACTAACAACTAGAATAAGAAAAAAAGCTTTTGCCATGGGACCCGAGTACCTGGCGATCTTGATTACAACAGGTATTGCAGGCATCTCAGGAGGTACCTGGGCAGCCAATAAGTTGTTATCCAGGTCGCATGAACGAATCAAACAGCTCTCTGATCGCGTGACGATTCAAGAAAAAAAGGTTGAACACCTAGACGATAGCTTCAATCGCATGCCACTGGAATACGTATTAAAGGTTGACTTTTTACGGGAAATCCAGCATATGCATGACACCTTTAAAGAAATTAATAGTAAGCTAGACAGAATGATGGATCGCCTTTTGAAATGACCAGCTACATTATTGAAGTTCAAGAAGATCAAGACGGAGAACTTTTTATTCAGTTTCCCGAGGAAATCATTGAAGAACTCGGCTGGCAAGAAGGAGATATTCTCTCGTGGAATCTCAAAGGAGAAGGTATTATTCTTTCCAAACTCAACGATGAATCTGGTTATGAGGTTATAGAAGAGTAAGATAGAACTATTGAATAATTAGATAAATGCGCATTCAAGGCGGTATTCCTGTTGGTGGAAATTTAGGAGTAATAGCGGCAAGACCAAATCCTTTGCTTGATCCTAGATTTAAAATCCAAGGAGGAGAACCGTGGAATAAAACTCCTATTCTTCCTGGTAAAGAAACAAAAGAATACAACGAATCACCTATTAATATTCCATCTCAATTTCAATTACCGGGAGCAATGTTTCCAGTAGGTAACGCGGGAGGGCTTATGGCCCAGGCTATGCCAGGAGCAACTGCCCTAGGAGGACAAATGGGAATGACAACACAAGGGCAGGCGCCTGGAATGGTTGGTCCAAATGTGTTTTCAGTTAGACCACGCGTTTCCTATTTAGAACCCGAAGAAGGAGGCCTTGATTTGGGCGGTGCTGTAAATATTCCTATAGGAGCCAAAGGAAGAATTAATGTACAAGGGGGTTATCAGCCTGAAACAAATATGTTAAATGTACAAGGTACCGTGGGTCAGCCTCAGGGTTCTCCTGGTTTAGGTGTAGATTTTTTCGTGCGTAGAAATTTAAACCGTCGTAATCCAATGGGTATGGGTATGGGCATGCCAGATGACATGGGCGGTCAACTAAGGTATGACACACAATTTTAATTAAACTGTTAAACTAATTCTAGCGGGTTGAAAATAGTTAATGGCTGCCGACGCTAAATCTCGTCTTAAAGAAATTGTTGATTCCTATCTTGAGAAAGACGGTGGGATTGGCGTAGACACTGGCGTTGTTGCAGCCCACTTAGCACAGATGAAAATGTTTGGCATCCGGCAGGGTGTTGAATTTTTTCCAGCACAAGACAACTTTGGAAGTCAACGAAAAGACTTTATTGACAGGGTAGTCAAATACAACCAGATTGATACACACCTGGATTCCATTTGGGACTATTTTTTGTGTGACGGCCAGGGCTTGTTTTACATTCGCCCTACTCAAAGTAACTATCGACTTTACTTCTTTCGTAAGCACGAGTATCGTTCTTATTACAACGTTGATGGTGAACTAGATGAGGTCGTCATCATATACAGCTATAAAGTCAAAAGTGGTTTTGGCTTTAATCAAGATATTAATCAAGGTTCAATTACAGGACTGGAGACTCTTGGTGGTCAAGGTACCAAGCGTTACATCCGCCTTTCAATTAAAAGGAAAACAATTGAGGAGACTCATTCAGAAGGTGAGATTTCTTTTGACCAGCCCATGAGTGTAACCCCTGGTAAAACAAAGACATATCGCAATACTCTTGGTTTTATTCCCTGCGTAGAGATCTTTAATAATCCCAAAGGATTTTCTACAGAGGGCGTTGGTGAATTTGATGCGCTTGCCAATCACATTGTTACGCATGATGAAATGATCCGCACAATGCGGAAAAATGTTCAATTCTTTGGTAACCCAACACTCCTTTCTTCTCGTCCAAAGACCGACCTTATTGAAGCTGGTAATGATGGCGTTGTTCAACGTCCTTCTATTGCAGCAAACTCTGGCTTTGGTAGTGCATCTTCTTTAAGCCGTTCTACGTTTAAAGCAGATCCAATTAGCCGTGGTGTTGATGGACAGATCCGAGTTCCACGCATTATTGCCAACCTGGAGCCAAACGACAGGGTTGGTTACATCGTCCCAGATGCCATCACTGGTGACCAGAACGCTTTCGCTCGTCAATACAGAGAAGAGATTCGTACTGCTCTTGGTGGCGTTGATGAGCTTTCAATTTCTGCTGGTGTTACTGCCACTGAATACAAATCGTTATTTGGTCGCGTAGCTGCAACATCTAAGAAAAAAGCAAATGCTATTTATACATATGGTGTTTGCCGCTGCTTGGAATTGATTATCTTCCAAGAAGAACGTCTTTTTAGGGAAACCCTTGCTGCAGCAGCAGGACTTGAAAAGCCCGTGGAACCAGCAGAAGACGCATCTGAAGGAGAGATTCAGATGTATAAAGATGCTCTTATTGGTTTTGAAGAAC